AGAGATCTTAAACAGAGAGGTGTTCGAAGGAGTGCCAATGACTATTGATTTTACAGATGTCAGCACTACTGATAGTGATACCGGAGAGAAGGTTGTAAAGGCAGGAAGTGTAATTAGTGGAACAGGAACAGTAGTTGCAGCAACACCATGGACAGGCGGAGCTGGAATCTTGCTTTTTGATGTGTATGAGCATCGGCCACAAGGAACGATTCTTAAAAAGGCATACATTAACAAGTCAAGAGCAGAACAGAATGCAGGAATCACTTACGATGCAGACTTAACTAAGATCCTGCCTATGATCGTGGTTGAGTAAAAAAGGAGGAGCAATGGCAGTTTTAATTACAGATATTTATGATTCACAGGCAGTTGCCGTAAGACGTACACAAGATCCAAGTAATGCCATGGGCTTTGTCGGAAAGGCTTTTTTTCCGAACAGAAAGAAGCTGGGCTTATCGTTAAAATGGATTAAGACACACAAAGGCTTAAATGCCATCTTAAAGCCAAGTAATTTTGATGCAATTCCGATGATCAGAGTCCGTGAGGGATTTAAGCAAGAGTCTACACAGATGGTCTTTTTCCGCGAGAGCATGACTGTACGTGAGGAAGATTTAATGCGACTTATGGAGATTGAAGATGCTAATAGTCCATTTATCGGAGACATTATATCATCAATTTACAATGATGCTGCAAGGCTCATTGATGGTGCAGAAATTGCTGCAGAAGTAATGCGAATGGCACTGCTTGCGCCAAAGGACGGAAAACCATCTATCGCAATAGGAACCGGGGAGCCAGAGAGTGACAATATGGTTTATGGCTACGATTACGATGGCGATGGAACATATAAGCAAAAGCATTATTTAAAAATTCAAGGCACTGATACGTGGGACCATCCTGACACGGCGAAGCCGTTAAAAGACGTTCAGCAGGGTACTAAATATTTAAAATCAATCGGAGTACTTCCTCGCTATGCGATGATGAACAGTACTACCTTTGATTACCTCGTTGAGAACGAGCAGATCAAGAACGCTTTAATTACTTCTTCCGGTAAGACGGTTGATTTTACCGATGAAGCAACCGTTAAGGAGATCTTTACGCGAAAGACAGGTCTGACGCCTATCATTTATGACAAGATGTACATTGACTACAAGGGAGAGACTCAAAAGTTCTACCCGGACAACAAAGTAACCATAATCGGCGCAGGAACACTGGGATCAACATATTATGGTGTAACACCAGAAGAGCGTACATTGATGTCAAATAAAAATGTGGATGTTGCCATGCTTGATAACCGCATTGCAATTGCGACCAAAACCGAGCAGGGACCACCTATTAAGACTACAACTAGCGTATCACAGATCGTGCTTCCATCATATGAGGGCATCGACAGCACATTTGTAATTGACGTCAAATAATGAAATTCGATCACATGATCAAGCTTAACGGAATCTACTATGCAGCTGGTGAAGACGTCCCAATGGAAGAAAAAAGCGATGCCCTAGAGATTGATGTCCCGATGGAAGGGAAAATCGAAATTCCAGAGTTGCAAGTTGATGATGAGCCAAAGCGAAGAGGTAAGAAACCAAAAGCTGTTTGATGGAGGTGAGAAAGTATGAGCTATACAGACAACCTTGCAGACGAGCTTTTTTTTGATTTGCAAGTTGAGCTTTCAAATGATGAAGAAGGCGGCAGCTTTTCGGAATCACTACTCAAGCAAAAAATCAAAAGTGCAATCAGAGAAGTAAGAGACAAAAGAAGATATCCACTTGGATACACGGACGGAATGATTGCACAAGATTTAGACAGGTACTATAGCCAGATTCGCAATTTGGCTTTGTACGATTATAACTCGATTGGCTTTGAGGGCGAGAGTCAGCACAGTGAGGATTCCATTCAACGAACAATGGTAGACAGAAAAACGTTGTTCGCTGGAATAATACCGTTAGCAACAGTCTAAGGTCTAAGAAGGATGTTCGCCA